TTGGAAAAAACTTTAAAGTCTCTCGACAATATATATTTAAAGTTTTGAAGGCCAATAACATACCCACTAAGGGCGCAAAAGGAATAAAACAAACTCGCTACTGTTTTGCCTGTAATCAAATGCATACAAGACGTAATAGATTTTGTTCTGATGAATGCCATTTTCAATATAAATATATGAAAATTGCTTGTGCTTTTTGTCACGTTTCCTTTTTACGTACACGAAAAATGATTGACACTCGCGCTCGACTTGGATACACTTATATGTATTGTAGCGTGACTTGTTATTATAGGGGGAAGGGGGATACTACATGGTCATCGAGATTAATGACGATTTAATTACACAATGGGAACCTAAGATACAACGACTTCTAGCAAATACATTTATTTATGGCTGGGATAAAGAAGACTTAGAACAAGAATTACGAATTGCAATTCTTAAAGCGGCTAAAGGATTTAATGCTGATAAGGGAGTAATTTTTCATACCTATCTTCATACTGCTATGGTAAATACTTTACGAACATTAATTTCAAAAGCCCAGAAACGTATTATAACAGAAAGCTTAGATGTTGTAAATGTTGAGACTGAAATGCTTAATCAAAAAATGGTGCAAGCAATAGCGATTCCCGATATTGCGCCTGATTATATTGAATTTAATCATTTGTTAACTACTATTCAAGTTACCCCAGAAGAAAAACAATTTATTAAACTTCGTTTAGAAGGACTTACGATGGAAGAAATTTCACAAGAATTGCAGGAATCTGCTTATAAGGTACGACATAGCTTACAAAATAAATGGAAGGCACGGATAGATGAAGAAGAGGCGTAGACAACGAGGTCGTTTACTTAAATCCAACCAGACCTTGACAAATCCTACATCCTCATTTAGAGTAGTAGGTATTGTTGATGGTTCCGATTTAAAGGATTATGGAATCTATCCTACAATAGCTTTAGCAAAGGAGGTCGCAAAAGCCAGACAATATGACGAGAGTCAAATGACGTGTTTTGTATATACAACAGATAATAGAGTAGTATTTTCAACGGAGGGTAAGAACTAGTGGAAAGCTTTGATTTTATTGAATCAGGATTAATATTTAATTTAGATACACCCAAGGCATTAAAAAACTTTCGATATGTCCCAACAGCATTTGCTGTTCATAGTGATGCCTATAAATTTCTCTCGACCTTTTTTGATAATTATGGAGAGATGCCATCGGCAGATGTATTACATGAAAATTTTCCAACTTTGGATGCATCGGCCCAAACACTTAATTTAGAGTATGCTACGAATGCTTTTAAGAACCAAGTTTTGTATAGAGCAATTGTCACAGTTTTTCAAGATAATAAATCTATTCTACAAGATGACCCCAAACTAGCCTTCGCTAAAATATCATCAGGTTTAAATGACATTAGTGTCACATATGATGAAGATGTAATTGGATATAATGTCGATTCAATAAATAGATTAGATGAATGGAAGACACGATTTAAGTCTCGTAGTCTTGGAAATAAGATGTTAGGTATACCTACGTCATTACATACCATTAATAATACTGGAGTAGGTTGGTTACCGGGAGATTTAATCGCTTTGTTTGCACGACCTACTATAGGTAAGACATGGTTTTGTATACATGCGGCGGCAACTGCGGTGACACAGGGGATTAAAACATTATTTCTCTCAACAGAGATGCCCACTTCATCAATTGCATTACGGGCTGACGTTGTGTTTGCGAAAATGTTAGGATATGAATTTTCTCATCGAGCCTTACGAAGTGGAGACACTATTGATGAAGCAGGGTATGGGAAATTTTTAGATGATATTACAGAGCAACAGCTTTTTATATGCGATAGAATTTCGGGTCAAGCGAGTATGACAATAGAAAGTATTGCGGCATTGATTCGTAAACATTCTCCGGAGTTTGTTGTGTTGGATGGGGCTTACCTCGTCAATAGCGGCACGGGACGTAAAGCCGCGTGGGAAGAAACTCACGCTTTGTTTTACGGTCTGAAGAATTTATGTACCTCGACTAATATTAGTATGTTACTTACTACACAAGCTACGAAGGATGCTGCCGATATCTTTAGACCGCCACAAGCTGACCAAGTAGCTTTTGGAGATGCTTTACTTCGAGCGGCAGATGTGATATTGTCAATGTGTTTAGTGGAAGGTGATTCATCTCGACGTTTAATTCAATATCAAAAGTATAGAGATGCTGAAGCATTTGCTGATGTATCTGTCTTACATTGGAATCCAGATATAGGAGATATTTACGAAGTGAATCCAGATTTTTAGGAGGTTAGTATGTTTGAGTTTCTAGTGAAGTCGGAAAATATTAGTATTAGTAAGATGAAACGATGTAAAAATTGTAAGAAAAATATAGATATTTCCGTAGGAGATGTTCGTCAAGGACGTGTTCTTTGTTCAATGTGTGGATATTCTAATGCTATAGTATTCTTTTTAAAGCATAGTACCAAAGTACGTTAGGAGATAAAGACGTGGCCCTTAAAGTTGATTGGGCAAATGTACTTACAGAATTAGGGATTGATATTCCCCGTGTTACCGACCAGTTTAATATTGCCTGCCCCTTCCATGCTGATATTCAACCGTCATTATCTATTAATTTAGAACGAGGCGTATGGATTTGTCATGCTGGATGTGGGGAAGGCAGTCTAAAATCTTTCCTTAAAAATATGTTGGATGTGTCGTGGCATGAAGTTAATCAATATTTAACAAAACGTTATGCTACTTTTGATGTTGATATTTTTGCCGATATTACAGAGGAAGTTGTATATGATGAAACCATTGAATTTCCATTTTCTGTGGGCTTTGTTCCTCCGTGGATATTTGACCGGGGATTTACCGCCACTACCTTACGAAAATGGGGATGTGCAGTGGACGACGGAGATTTGATTATCCCCGTAAAAAATCAAGACGGTGCTTATACAGGTTGGATTAGTCGAAGATTGTACCTAACACCTAAATATTTATATTCCAAGGGTTTTAAGAAAGCACGGAATCTTTTTGGAATTAATTTTATTACGTCCTCTGATTTCATCTGTTTGACAGAAGGAAGTTTAGATGCGATGTGGTTAGACCAATATGGTTATAATGCTCTTGCGTTATTGGGGGCGCATATGTCACAATATCAAGAGAACTTATTAATGACATTACCAACTAAGGAGGTTGTTCTATGCTTGGATAATGATACAGCAGGGAAAACAGCAACAGACAATATATTGACCCGTTTATCGAATAGATGTATTGTAAGTGTTGTTACAGTGCCAGAAGGTTATAAAGATGTACAGGATATTAAAGATGAAAAATTATTGGCTACAATTATACAACAACGAACTTTATGGTAAGGAGATTTAACTATGGGTGGAATAAGCAGAATTGCACAAATGAGGGACGGAACAAGGTCGGCACAGTCCAGTGCGCCATCGGGACGAGAGTTATGGTTTAAGGACGGTGACCAAGCCTTTCTTACTTCCGCTGCGACAGGGGACGATGGTGATGATATGTTTGATGAAATTTATCTTTATACCTTTAAAGATGGAAATCGTTGGACAAATTTATTGGCAGATAAGGATGTAGATACAAGTCATGTACCGGAAAATTATAGGCCCTCGCATAAGTTTGCATTTTGGGCATATGTTTATGAAGTCATTCATACAACTCGACGGTCTGACGATTGGATAGAAATACAAGCGGGTAATAAAAAAGCCTTTAAAGAAGAGGTTAATGATTTCCGAATGATTTCCCTTTCCTTCGGTAGGTCGGATTATATTTGGAATCAATTGATTGATGTTTTTAATGATTGGAATCAAAATTTACAGGGAGGAGTTATGCGAGTTAAACGTACAGGTACTGGTATGTATGACACGTCCTATACAATAACTAGTACGGTTCGCAATATTGATGTGCCAGAGGAGAAGAAGAATGAAATAACGGAATTACCCAATGTCAAGGGATATTTTAAATCCCGATATGGAGGGTCGTCTAATTCACCTGATGCCATTTCTGTGAATGGAACTAACGATAAAGAACTCTTTTAGTTTTTTAAGGGGGGCTTCGGCCCCCCTAGTGTAGGTATGGGAATATGTTAGTAGACAATGCGACAACGTATAGACGTGTCATTACAGACTTAAAGGTAGCGGATTCTCCTTCATTCGTAATAGATGTAGAAACTGATGGTTTAGACCCTTTCGGTGAGAATGAAATTTGTGGGATTGGATTATCTTCGCTTCATGACGATAAGAGTTATTATTTCCCTATTCGTCATAAACAGGGAGATAATCTCCCCATGATGTGTTATCAAGAGTTGATTTATTTTTTATCGTCGGTAACAGAACTGATAGGGTATAATTTAAAATTTGATTTACATTTTCTGCGTAAGGACAGATTACAATTTAACCAGTATGTACGTCTGGTTGATGCAATTGTAATGGTTCGATTAACTGAACCAACAGTTATTAAAGATTTAGATTTAACATCGACATTGAAACGTACTTATGGAGAAGAAGCGGCACAGTATGACCTCGATATGAAACAGTATCTCCGTACAAATAAGTGGACAAAGGATTTCTCTCTAGCGTCTCCAGAGATGTTAGGGGCATATTGTGAGCAAGATGTTCTTTGGACAAAACGATTATATCAGGATAGATTACAGCTAATTAAGAAGTCTTCGCAAGAGGCAGTATGGCAGTTACAAGTTGAGTTAACAACAGTATTGATGCGAATGGAAGACCGAGGCATTACTATTGATACTGACTATGCTCAGTCAACTATGGAACGTATTGAATCGCGTAAAGTTTCACTATCCCAAGAAATCTTCGAGATTACCGGGGAATTTAATATTAATAGTACTAAGCAATTGGGTGAAATATTGAATGCGAGTGGAATTTATTCTCCTATCTTAACGCCGAAAGGTAAACAGTCATGGAATGAAGCGGCCCTTATTCGCATTAATCATCCGATAGCAGGATTGGTACGTCAGTACCGTACATTAGAAAAATTGCGTTCAACCTATCTGGAACCCAATTTATCGAAAAAGATATTGCATACAAGTTTTTGTAATTGGGGAACAGTAACAGGACGCGGGTCTTCACGAAATCCGAATCTGCAAAATATTCCCCGCAATCACTTTAAATTGTCTAAGAGAGTTTTATCTAAAGATGACTTGGAGGATGTTCGTAAGCGAATAAACGCTATAATGGCATCTAAGGGGGGTGAGGGGATAGAGGATTTAGATGATGAAGTTCTGAATACATGGGGCTTTATTGGAGATGAAAGTTTTGATGAGACGGATGAAACTCAGCTTGCTATTAGACGATTATTCATCGCTCGTCCCGGCTATCACTTAGTAAGCTTTGACTATTCTCAAATGGAAGTTCGTGTTTTCCTTAGTTACATTAAAAATGAAACAATCGAAGAACTATTACATAGGGATGATGTAGATTTTCATAGCGAGGCAGCTAAACTTGCTTTCCATTCTGAGGAAGATAATGATGATTTTAAATTCTTTAGACAAATGGCAAAAGCTGTTACGTTTGGAACTATTTATGGAATCGGAAATAAGAAATTAAGTATTCAGTTGGGAACAACTCCTAAAGAAGCTGGACAATATAAACGTCAATATTTTGCAGGCTTAAAGGGGTCAAAAGAATTTGTTAATTCAGTCATGCGTATGGTTGAAACACGAGGTTGGATTAAAAATAGATATGGACGTGTTTACCATATCCCAGAACAATTAGCTTATAAAGGTGTGAATTATCTTGTTCAGGGAACTAGCGCGGATATATTGAATGAACGAATGGTGGAGGTATATAAAATATTATGGAATACGGATAGTCATTTATTGTTACAAGTTCATGATGAGGTTATTTGTGAGATACCAAAGGATGAAATGTCAACAATGATACCTCTTATTCGGGACTGTCTTAAAGTGAATAGTTTGGATATTCCTTTACAGGTTGATGTGGATATATGTAATCCATCTTGGGCTTCTAAGTATGTATTTAATCCCATCTCTTTGAATGGGACAGGCGATATTGACCGTATAGAAGATTATATTGATTGGGAGGTGATTCCACATGGTAACTTTTAATAAAAATTTTCAGTATGATTTAGAATTTGGAGAAATTCGAGAAAAACGTGTGGCTGATATCTTCTTAAAGAAGAAGATTGAAGTGAAAACTGAACGAGGTATCTGGACAAAAACAGGAAACATTGCAATTGAATATGAATGGAATGGGAAACCTAGTGGTATTACCACTACGCAAGCAGAATATTGGTGTCATATATTAGAAATTGAAGGCACGGAATTTTGCATTCTGTTCATTAAAACAGACGTTCTCAAGACGTTATTAAAGACTGTAAAGAATACTCGTACGGTTATGGGGGGTGATGATAATCTATCGAAATTAATTCTTTTACCAATACGAGAATTTTTTAAAGCCGCAGTTTCTACGATGGAATTACTATCAAATGGTGACAAGGAATAGGTATAATGTTAGAGAAGCTACAAAAAGAAAATGAAGAATTACGAGTGCGTATAGAAGACTTATTATATATTAATGAAACGCATCGACAGTTGAATGGAGAGTTGAGGAAAGAAATGCAGGCTACTTTACCCGTAGCATTTGATACATCATCCAAATGGACATCATGGTTAGATAAAACATATGAAGAATGTGACCATTGGGATACATTTAATAATTTATGCTATCCATCATTAGAAGCTTTGGTACTTGAGCGTTATCCTGAAGAACGTTGTGGCCCTCATAACGGAGATTATCATTTAACAGCATCTGATGGAGTGCCGATTTTAACTTGTGGGAAAACTTTAAAATGTTCTATTGAGACATGGGGTGCGTTGATGGCAACGATTGCATCCCATAGAGATGGTACATTATACGATTATACCGATTTTATGTGGCTGTAAAGGAGAGATTAATGAATAAGAAACATTGGGGTGGAATAGTTACGATATCTTTAGTCATAAGTTATTTGGGGTTTTATTTTACAAAACGATATAAGAAAAGTCGAACTGATTATTCTGCTAATATTACTGACGTAGATATAGCTTGGGGGTGATTTATGAATCCGACAATTTGGATTAGTGGAATATTTGCCATTGCTATATCGAGTATGTTGGCAGGAGCCGTTCTATACGCACAACTCGTTCCATCTAAAATTCTAGAGATTCCACTTATCACAGAACGGGTTGTAAAGGTAGAGACTAAAACTATTGAACAACCTACAATACAAATTGTAGAAGTACCTTCTGTTCCCGCCCAAACAACGGTAATAGCGGCTAATGGCCCAAATCTAGTATTACCCGAAGATGGTAAAGTTCCAATTTCACGTTGGGTAGACCCTCAGAATCTAAATATCATCTATACTGTACCCGATGGGTATAATGCAATAGTCGTTCCGATGGGTATGTCGGTTCCAGACCCTTGGTTCCAGTTACTTCTAAATGATTATGCAATGAAACATCCAGAAGGTCTATCAAACGATTTTATAAATTGGATGCCTAGAGATTGGTTGAAGGTTATCCTTCCCGGCGAATTGAAATATCGCCTTACTGAAAATACAGATACACTACTACCCCCAAATAATAATGTGATAGTACCTTAGATGAAACAGGAGGATATATGAAACGACGAGAACTTAAAAAGTTAGCGGCGGGTGAACGACGCATAGCGAAAAATAAACGGATGAGTCTTGACCATCGAGAATACATTAAATTTTTGCAGGGAAAGAAAGCAGATGAGGATTGGAATACAAAATTAGCAATCGAAAGGGGAATAACATGGCAAAAGTAAGTATGCATTTAGGTTTTACGTTTAGAGTAGGGGACTTATCAACTAATCAATATGGTCGAATAGACCTGTCTGTTGACCAAATTGACACTGACCTTCCTATAGAGGAACAATTAGAGGATTCAAAGAATGCAGTTGAAAACGTATGGACTTATATTAAGAGTACGGTGGATACTCGTCTTGATGAGGTTCTAGATGGAAAAGACAGCTGAAGAAGCAGTTGAAAAATTATTAGCTACAAATACATCCTTAATGAGAGGAGATGCTACAGCCTTAAATTATGGACGTATTGCCTTTGGTATTCCAGCCCTTGATAAATTAACGGGCGGGGGTATTCCCAAGAAACGAATGACTATTGTGTCAGAAAGAGGGGGGTATAACGGCATGGATAGATACTGAATTGTCATGGGATGCCGCATGGATGAAGAAGTGTGGAATAGATACTAATAATATAATGGTGGCCCAACCTCCAGATGGGGAAGAGGCGATGAATATTATTAGAGAGTTAATGAGAGAAGGTGTTAATGTTATTGTTCTTGACAGTATAGCGGGATTAGTTCCTACCGCTGTCCATAATGAAGATTTTTCGTATAATCCACTGGCATGGCAAGCACGTTTTGTGAATTCATCGTTACCTAAACTACTTCCAAATTTAAAATTTGGTTCGGCCTTTGTAGCAATTAATCAGGTGCGTAGTAGTATTGGCCCTGTGGCATTAGATAATATGCCGGGAGGACTTGCCCAAACATTTTTCGCCCATTTCTTATTACAAGTTCGTAGAAAAGGATGGATTGAAGATAAAGAGAAGGTTAAAGTTGGGTTTGATATGGAAGTTAGATTAAGAAAGAGTAAGGTTGGAGGAGAGAGTTGGCAGTCCGCAATTGTTCCATTTAGAGTGGAAGGTGGCATTGATATTATAGAAAGTTATATTAGGGAAGGGATACGTAAGAAAATTATTAAGCAGGCAGGCCCGTGGTATAGTTTCAATGATACGAAGGTTATGGGATTAAACGGTATTAAAAAGATTTTTACTGAACAACCTGACCAGTTTCTTTTATTACGGAAAGGTATTGAATGAATATTCTGCCCACAGATTACACGACTCAAGAAAATGCGATAGCGGAATGCTTATCTGATTTTGGTCTTCGTTATGAACAACAAGCTGATTTCCCTCCATATAAACCCGATTTTTATATTCCTGAAATTAAAATGATTATTGAAGCAGACGGTAAATATGGACATTTACGACGACGAGATGTGAAACGAGATATTGCTTTAAGTAAGCATACGGATGTTGAATATATTTTGCATGTTCGGGCCTTTACTAAACAACGCATTCATGATACGATTATGGCAAGTTTAACAAAAATGGGAGGGGAGGTAACAGATGCCGGGAATTCAACAGATTAACAAACAAAATAAAATTGATTTAGACCTGTTATTATTGGGAGTGCAGGATGAATGGTTGTTGAAATCATTAGATACACATCTCACTTCTATTCAATCTCCACAACGAGCGGGAGTGTTTTATCCATCAGGACTTGGTAATCCCTGTGATAGATTTTTATATATGGCATATAATGGTCTTTTACAAGAGACGCCTTTAGCGAGTACGTTACAACGTATTTTCGATAATGGCAATTACTTGGAAGACCGCATGAATACATATTTTACGAATATGGGTATTTTGATTGCTCGTGAACAAAAATTACTATATGATATGCCCCCTATTTCAGGTCGATGCGATTTTATCATCTCTCATGATGAATATAAACAAAGTATTATTGAATTGAAATCTATCAATACGCGAGGATTTGCGGCATTGAAACAAACTCCAAAACGAGAACATGAAATTCAGTTACAAATATATTTAAATCTATTGCCTGCTGAATGGGGTACAGTTCTCTATGAAAATAAGAATGACCAAAAATTAAAGGCTTTCGTAATCAAACGTAATCCACAAGCTTTTGAGACTATTGTGAAGAGATGTGTTAAAATAATGGATATGGAAAGTCCTCCTAACAATTGTCGAGGTAATAAATGGTGTGCTTGTAAAGGAGTAAAAATATGAAGTTAGAAACGCGAGATACAAAATGGTCACCTTTTTATGCGTTGAAGCAAGCAGATGCTGTTATAGATGACCTTGGTATCCCAACATTTAATTTTTCTTTAGAATCAGCCCCTAAACTAGATTTCGCTAATTTAATGAATGCTGATAATAAAGAGATTGAAAGTTTTTTAGTGTTATACGGTGGATATAAAGCATATTTAGAATCACAATTAGCTGATTGTGATGCGAAACGAAGTGCCTTAGATGCAGCTTTTGATGAAGGATTGGCAACGGCTATGTATAAATTGAATACAGAACGCGAAATATCCGGAAAACGCAAACCAACCAAAGATGAAGTACGTGGGGAAGCATTAGATAAATACCCACAGTTAAGGGAATTACGACGAGAAAGTATTGAACAGAATTCATTATATAAGAAATTAGCTGGGTTATTTAATACATATAAAGCTGCTTATGATGCAGTAAGTCGTGTTGTAGCACTACGAACTTATGGAGCGAGGGCTGAATGACTACTATATATTTTGGATTCGATTGTTCCACGAAAGCCATTCACGCAGTTCTATTGGGGGAAGATGCACAAATTCTACATCAGCAAAAATGGGCCAGCACTAAAGCCACTTACACGGAAAGATTCCTCGAAATTACAGCGAATTTTTGGACTGAGAATAGTAGAATAAAGTTAATACTTAATAAATCTAACCAAGCCCTAGCCGCTATTGAAGCGGCTATCTATATTCAAAATCCACACACAACTTTGGCTATCGCTAGTGTTGTGGGATGCACAACATTTATTTGCGATAGGATTGGATTAAACCCAATTTTAGTAGATAATCGAAAATGGAAAAAGGAGTTATTAGGAAAAGGAAATGCTTCTAAAGCAGACATTCTAAAATTTGCACAGGAAAAGTGGGGGGATGTTTTTGAAGAACAAGATTATGCAGATGCTGCATGTATAGCGTTATGGCGAAGGAAGGAGAATTTTAAAGATGAAGAATGTACGACCTGAGATTAAGATTCAGTTTAATGAGAAATATGAAGAACAAGTAGAGTATGAAGATAAACTTCCTGAAACAGTGACCGCAGATGATATCAAACAAGAATTCGGTAAAGTAGTTTGGTGTGAATTCTATGAGTGTTTTTGGAATAAGAGAGTTAAGGATTTGCAACGTACGTGGGGTAGTATAATCGGAAATCCAAACTATGTTCCTATTGGGTCAAATCCTACTGAAGCAGTATTTCAAGGTATTTGTAGTCGACCTGAAGAAATTGTATTGCGTTTTCGTTCTGTACGAACAACTACTGGACAAAGCCAAGCAGTTCCATATTGTTACACAGCGGCTAAAAATGGGAAAACTGGACATGTAGATTTTTCTAGTTTACTCCAATCCGATGGAACACCATACGGAGGTAATATTGATTCACAGCATGTGTCTAATCAGGGATATGGACTTCTAGATGCCTAAACATTTACCAGTTGAGGCCCGTATTAAAGCGATGGAATTATATATAGAGGGGGGTAAATCCGCTAAAGATATTGCATTTGAAGTTTCAACTACAATGAATGTTTCAGTAAAACCTGTAACTATTTATGCGTGGGTAAAACAATATAACTGGAAAGAAATACGGGCTGAAGCACATACGAGTGCGATAGCTAAAGTACAAGAGAGTGAAAGCGCAAGATTTGCTAGACTTCAAAAAGAACATTTAAATACTTACGAAGCGATACGACATAAGTCCGCGCATGAATTAGATAATCTTATGTTTGACAGTGCCTTTAATGCAGTTAAAGCCGCTGATATTGGAATTCAAGGTGAGCGTAAAGTTATGGAAGGAATGATAAATTTACAGTTTATTCAAGATGTATTAGGTATTCTAGTCGAAGAAATTAGTGATGAACAGATACTTAGTAATATAGCAATAAAATTAAAATTATTGGTCACGACGAAGGATACTTAATGGCAACTAAAGTTAAAGATGTAACTACATATAAAGATGCGTTTTCTCGATTAGCTGATGGTTTAGCTGGGGAACGTAAATTTAAGACAGGTAGTTTTTGGGAATTCGTTCGTGATATTTGGTCACAAGGATATGACCATCCAGAATATTTTAAGGCTTGGCATATCGGTGTTGTTTGTGAAGATATTGAAGAATGTTTAGAGTCTGGATTGAACTATTGTGCGGTACTTCCTCGATTCCACTTTAAATCCACAGTTTTAGGCCATGCTTTTAGTGTATGGAGATTATTACAAGCAACACGGGATGTGTCGGTCTTATATCTATCGTACAGTGATGGCATGGCACAATATCATATTTCTGAAATAAACAAAGCAGTACAGCGCAATCCAATAATATCGTCTCTTTTAGAGAATAAATCCCCAAAAGCTGATTTTTCGTTTAGGTATTCATATAATAAACGGCCCGTTACAATTATGCATGGAGGTCTTTTTTCGTTTAAGAGGGGTATGCATGTAAATGGCGCATTGATTGCAGATGACGTATTGCGTGACCCTGAAAATCCACTTAATATGAGTCAGATAACAAAGGTGGAAGACCATTTTATGACAGAATCGTTATTCATTCCATTAAAGGGAGTTCCTATTATTGTGTTAGGAACTCCTATGATGCCGGGAGATTTGCTTTCAAAGTTGCAAGATGATGAACGTTTTAAGTCACGAGTTCTTCCTGCGTTAGACCCTGCACCAAATAGAAGAGTATTGATGCCTGAATTATATTCAGAGAAATGGTTACTAACTCAGCAGAAAGCGCGACCTAAATCGTTTGCATCAGAATTTATGTTAGTCCCACAACTTTCTAGTGAATCCTATTTTATAGCAGAAGATATTACGAAATGTGAAGACAGTAATTTAAGAACCTTCCCTGCGACTCAGCCGTATAAGAAAGATGAGGGAGAACAATTATTTGCAGGCTTTGATGTCGGCAAAAAAAGACATCCTTCTCATCTAGTTATATTTAGTAGGAAAGGTAAACTAATAAAACAAGTACATCAATCATGGTTAGACGGTTGGAGTTATTCTGACCAGATAGTTTTTTTGAATGAAGTGGCAGAAAATTTTGATTTATATCGAGGTTATATAGATAATACACGAGGAGAGTTGGAAGACCGTGGATTAAACAGAAGTTGGTGGCCTATGGTTTTCACTGTTAAATCTAAGAATACAATGGCGCATGTTTTTGAAGAATTTGTGCATTCTGGTAATCTTAGTTTACTTCGTGATGAACGACAAACACAACAAATTTTATCTGTTAATAATGAATTAAAGGCCCCCGTTACTCCTATGGGACATGGGGATGCTTTCTTTTCAATTGCAATGGCATTACAAGCGGCACATGAAACAACTATTCAGACAATAGTTACAATAGATGATGTCCAAGAGTGGGCGACCATTATACAAACTAGCGATGACTCAGACGACGTTGCACCGGAGAGGCCCAAAGATGAACAACCTAATCGAACCTTGACACATGAACCAGCACTAATGTATAGTGGAACTCTTAATAGTGATTTAACTATGCAGGACTGCCCCAATTCGGAATGTACAGAAGATTTTTGTCGTCCATCTTTTTGGGTTCCCCAAAATAAATTATGTATATATTGTGGATTTCAGGGTTAATTAATAGGAGGAACAACTTATGGTACGGCTGGCTTCGTTAGAACAAACACACCCCCTTTCTGTACAGGCACGGGAAATTTTAGAGCATAGGTATTTATTAAAAAATGAACAGGGACAAGTAGTTGAAGAGCCATCCGAATTGTTTCATAGAGTAGCAGATGCGGTAGCGGCGGTTGACGGAAAATATGGTTATTTACAAGTAGAGAATGAATTATTTGCGTCTGATTTATACGATATAATGAGTTCTTTAAAATTCCTCCCTAATTCTCCAACACTTATGAATGCAGGAACGGAACAGGGTACATTATCAGCATGTTTTGTTTTACCGTTAGAAGATTCTATGGAAGGTATAATGAAAACAGCCTCGAATACAGCAATGGTACAAAAATTTGGAGGAGGAACAGGCTTCTCACTTTCAAACATTCGTCCTAGAGGGGATAAAATTAAAACAACACATGGTATTGCTTGTGGCCCCATTGAAGTATTAAAAGTATTGTCACGAGTTTCTTCAATGATTACACAGGGAGGTAAACGTGATGGAGCGAATATGGCAGTTATGTCAGTCTATCATCCAGATATTTTGGACTTCATTCGTTGTAAGTCCATTGAAGGTGACGTGCATAATTTTAATATTAGTGTGGGTGTTGACTCAAATTGGATGGAATGTGTAAAACATGGTTTAGATTATCAACTTATTAATCCGCATACCAATACAATCGTAGGTACACTTAATGCTAAAGATGTTTTCGATGAAATAGTTGCTGGGGCATGGGCTAACGGCGAACCGGGTATGATTTTCTTAGATAGAGTTAATGAAGATAACCATGTTATAGATGCATATGGCCCTATGATTGCAACAAATCCTTGTGGAGAACAACCACTATTAGGAAATGAGTCGTGTAATCTGGGTTCGATAAATCTAGCTAAGTTCTTTGTAGATAAAGATATTCAATTTGCAGACGGGGACGACATATGGCAGACACGAATTGATTGGGATGGTTTAAGACGTACCGTACAATTGGCTGTACGTTTTCTGGATAATGTTATTGATGCAAATAAGTATGCAACCCCAGAAATTGAAGAGATGACTAAACAAACTCGTAAAATTGGTTTAGGTATTATGGGTTTTGCAGATTTACTTATTCAATTACGGATTCCATATAATTCAGAAATGGCTCGAAATATTGGAAGTGTACTTATGCAAGAAATTCGGATGAAGGCTGATGAAACTTCACGATGGTTGGGAGTTTCACGGGGCGTTTTTCCTGCATGGCAACAAAGTGATTATAAAGATACAAGTGAATACTATCGAAATGCTTGTCGTTTAACCGTTGCGCCTACTGGTACGATTTCTATGATTGCAGATTGTTCTAGTGGCATTGAACCTATTTTTGCGTTGGCATGGACAAAGCAGAATATTTTAGAGGGTAAGACAATGCATTATTTTAATTCATATTTTGAGGATGACGCAGAAAAGTATGAATTTGCTTCTCCTGACTTGCGTCATTATTTGATAGATGGTGGGTCAATTCAAGACCGTACAGATGTTCCTGAGTGGATTAAGCAGATTTACGGAACCACAATTGACATTTTACCGGAAGACCATATAAACATGCAGGCCGTTTTTCAAGAGGAATGTGATGCGGGTATCTCAAAAACTATCAATTTACCTTCGTCAGCTTCTATAGAAGATGTTGCCAATGCATATAGTTTGGCATGGCAGACTCGTTGTAAAGGTATTACTCTGTATAGAAATGGAAGTCGTCTTAAAGAAGTATTGACGAGTGGACATCAAGAAGCTGAAGTATTTTGTTGTGATGCACCAAAGATAATTCACCAAGATGGATGTGAAAAATGCTTGAATTGTGATTGGAGTGCATGTTTAATCGCGTAAGTAGTATAATATAATATAACTTACAGAGAGGTGGCTTAATGGCAATATTTAAACGTTTGTTAAACATATTTTTTTATCCAGTACGCATGGTAAATAACGGACTACATGCTATTGTTACTTTTATTCTTTGGATGATTATGACAGTTGTAGGCAAAATACTGGCTGGGTTCATGGCAATTGGTAGAACTATAAAGGCCGCATTCTGGGGAGTATGCCACTCACCTATGAATTCTTATCGCGCACTTATTCGTGGGCGTGATTCGCTGTTAGCAAAAGTCCAGTACCTGAATGATGAGTCCGCAAAATTCCAGATGGCATTTAAAATTATTAAAAGTCCCTATTCATTTTTACGAATGATGGGACTCAATCCACAAATGGCAATTGGCTTGCTATTCGCAGGGTCAGTGGCTGGAGGTGGTGTTGTTGTGAATGAAACGGTATTTGCGGACAGGTCATTTAATCGTGGAGATGCTGGGATTTATTCGGCTCCATTGGATGTTCCAACAAGTTATGTAGAAGGTGATAATACGTTAAGGATTGATTTGGGTAGCACACCCGTTCGAGAAATTACC